TTAAGTCTGATGATGCCCACCAATCTGTTTCAGCAATCAATCTGTCACGTTCCTCACGAAGCAAGCGCATAGGCTCTGCATTAACAAGTTCTGTTTTCTTAGCCGATACCTGTGACCAAGTTACGCTAAAGTCGCTGGGTGTAGAGGATTCAATAGCACTGCCACTAGCATCCGCACCAGTTACTTTACGGAACATTTTGTTAAACTCAGCTTCAGTGGTTGGTTCGCCACGGAGTACCCATTCGGTGATGCCTAGTTCGGTTAGGGCTTCTGATATTGATGCCATTTGTTTACTCCCGTGTGTCTAAGATTAGAGTCATCCGGCAATCTCTATTAAAACAGCATTAGTTCCATAAGTGGAAGCCCTCGCTCTCACGGCACTCGCACCGCTATCTGGGCTTAAAGCCATTTGCAATTTGTACTGCACAGGGCTTGTGGTCGCCGGAGAATCTAAATATGAATAATGACCTATGCCCGAAACCTCGCCCGGAGTGCCTCTTGATTGGATATGCTCAAGAGAACCTTCTGTATTTACTACCGTTGTCGCAGAACCGCTTATCGTGCGGACTATCCTGTATCCACCTCTAATTACAGACCCTGAGCCATCCACTCTTTGTACAACAGTAATTGCAACAAGCACCTTACTTGAACTTGCGCTAGGTGTAATTGTCAAACTTACATTTGTATCAGACCAAGAACTTGAACTTGCGGCAGAATCTGCAAAAGAATTGTCTTGCACAACCTGAAGCACCTTACCGCCAGCAACACTGCCATCTGTTGATTCGTCTCTAATTTTTGAAAGTGCCATCTAATTCTCCAGCGGTCAAATAGGGATGACCCCTACGCATTAAGCGTAAGGGCTATCACCAAGTGTGTCTGCATCCCAAGCTGCCTTGAGGCTTGCAATGTCAGTAGCTGCATCAATAGCAGCCGCTGCAGGTGCATCACGAAGGGCGGACTTCTTAGCTACAGATGCTGCTTTAGCAGTTGCATCGTCAGCTTCTAGTGCCTTCATGTACACTACGTCTTCTGCATCTAGCAGTGGACCACGAACTTCACGAACTTTGTCCTTGAAGATTGCTTTAGCAGAAGTCATGTCTTCTGAAATGACATTGCCACTCAATGACCATGCACCACGAAAGGCACGGTCAGAAGGAACGGTAGCCGTAGAAGCATCAATCTGATTCCCGTCCTTATCTACGATGTATGTTGTTACAGCCATTGTTTTCTCCTTATGCTGCTAAATCGGTGACGCTTAGTTCTTCAGTAATCTTCCAAGCATTGCGCCACTCACGTGTGCTTGGTAACTGTTCCTTGCGGCAGATAACCATCTTGGGTTTGTTGCCGTTATCCCAATTGCGCCACACATGCTGTGGGCAGTCTTTCATAATTAAGTACTCAATTGCTTGCTCTTCGGTCATAGCCTCAACAGGCTCTGTCTCATGCAACAAGTAACCACGAGTATGCTTCTTAAAGTCAGGTTGTGCTTCATCCTTTGCCAGTTCGTGATACACCCACACAGGTGGTAGGATACCGCCCTGCAGCGCACACGCCATCCAGTTAGGGTCAGGCACAAGTATCTTGGCGCACTCATCTACACTGTCTTCATAGACCACACGATAGTCTGACTGCACACCGTCTAGGTTTTCTTTAGCCCAGCATAGGCGGTCAAACAGGTGTGTGCCTTTGAACTGTGGTGTCTGCATTATGCTAGGTCTCCTACCAACAAATAACCAACAGGGTCACGGTCTCTTGCACTAGAGTCAAAAACTTTGTATTGTACTGTTGCCGATGTTGTGCCAGACCAATCTGTGCCGTTAGTGTTTGCCGAATTAATATACTGCCCCTCTATAACATAGTATGTGTCAGCGGATGACATGCTGTTGACCCTTGCCACAGAATAGTCACCAGCACCATTGTCTGTTAAACTTCCGCAATTTAGCGAGTCATCAATGGTAGCCGCAATGCCATTAATCCTAACCCAAGCCTTCGCACTACCCTGCACCACATAAGACGTATCCAGAGAACCTGCGGTGCTGTGTTCAATCTGGTCTGCTATAAGTTTTCCAGCCATTATGCTAGGTCTCCGTTAACCGAAATTAGATGGTCTTGGTCTTGATAAGATGAACCAGTGTATGAACGTGTTTCTAACTGTCCTGTGTCTGTATTACCGGTTCCATTCCAAATTTGACTTATGTTATTTCTCACCGTAAAACTAATTGAAAAATTAGCGTTGTTCATATTGTTGGCAAAATGATGATACATAATACCAGTCCCAGCATCCGTCATCGAAGCAATATTAAAACTGTCTAAACTTGTGGCATTAGGTTGCGTAGCAAGGTTCCAAACCTTCGTTAACCCCTGCTGCAACTGCATAGTCGCCGCACCACCTTCAGAGGTCACTGTGATGTTACCAGCGGATGTCTTGCCAGTGAGGTTGTCTACTTTTATCTCACTCATGCTAGGTCTCCTGATATCGTTAGCGTATTAAAAGTTAAATCATACGCACTATTTCCATTAGAAGTAGACCACTCGTAAAGTGATGTTGTTTTTTCAGCAGCATCAGTTCTGTTTGTAAAAGCATTTGTAGAAAAAGAAGCAGTGCTAGTATTTCCTGCTGGAGCGTAATAAGCATTAGAAAAAGAGTTAGTAAAACTTACGTTGTAATTTCCTACTGCAATGTCACTGGAACTACTCATTCCAAAACTGTCTCTAAAAGCAACAGGATTTGCGGCAATGTCACACCACGCTTTCGCCGCACTTTGCTTCGTCAGCGTGACAGGACTTGTGCCATCGCTGGCAGTGATTGTGTCTGTTCTTAGTTCACTCATGCTATCACCAGATTACCGCCGGTTGTTACCGTCAGCGTTACCCCTGTTGCTACTGTTAGTGGGCCAGCAGCCAATGCGTTAGTACTAGCTGCAATCGTTACGTCAGTATTTAACTCAGCTTCATGTACCCTAAAGATGTCTGCTGTTCCACCACCGCTGTCACCTAAGTAGCTACCCCCGCCTAGAACAAGGCCGGGTGCAAACATAGCTGATGTGATTGTACCAACACCCGGAACTACAGTCTGCTGGGCTTTGCTTTGGAACACGACATAGAAATCATCAGTAGCTACAATGCTACCAGTCATTGTCAATGCAGTACCAGCTACAGTGTAGGCTACGCCGGGTTCTTGACGAACATTGTTTACGAACACTTCGATGTCTTGTGCGCTACCTGCAGGGTAGTCTAGTGTAAAGCCTGTGCCTGTACCCCCAGTTAAATCCTGATAGGATACTGTACTATAGTTAGTTGCAGGTATGTTACCAACGTATGCCATTAACTAATCCTTATGTAATATCAAGATGGCTGAGAACAACGTCAGCGGATGAAGCAGTATCGGATGTTACTTTAATAGTATCGCCCGGTTCTAACACCACCTTCTGGTCTCCACCTACTACAACTAAAGAACCACCAACTGGAATCGGTGCATCTTTAACAAGGTACACACTATCTTCTGCGCCAGATGTACGACTAGAAGCATCTAGCTGTACGTCTACAGTAATTTGTGATGTTACGATGTTAGAGATACTGAGACCAATGATGGTGGTTTCGGTTGCGGCACCACAAGTTAGGATAGTCGCTGGGGACGTTCCTACTGCGGTATCTGTCTCTGATAAAAATGCGTTTGCCATATTTTACTCCGAATGTATACTAATTATACCATAACTGACAGGGTTTGTCAAGTACTTTTTGTTATCCTAATGCAATTGCAAAAGCTAATGCTGAACCGTCAGCTTCATCTGCCCAAGACAATGTTCCTGAACCATTTGTTTGCAGGAACTGGCCTGATGTGCCATCAGCATCTGGTAATGTCCATGTTACGTTAGCAGCAACAGAAGCTGGTGCTTGGAAAGCCACGTAGTTAGTACCGTTAGCTGAATCTTCTTTAAAACCTAGACTTCTTTGGTCTTGTATGTAAACGCTTCTATGAAACTCATTGCCGCTACCATTAACAGCAAATACACGAACTGTGCCTGTGCTGTCATAAAGCTGAAAGTTCATGGTGCTGCCGGGTGATACTATAGCAGTACGGGTTGTGCCGGAGTTATCATAAAACAGTACATCATCACTGTTTACGTGTAGTTCTTGTGATGCGGCAGTATCAATTTTGTTATTTGTACCGTCATGGTACAACTGCATGTCTTGGCTGTCACCCAGCTGTAAGCGGTCGTCTGTAGCACTTGCACTGTCACCGAACTGAACAAGCTGTCCATTAGTATCTAGTGTACCACCTAGCTGTGGGGTAGTGTCATCTACAACATCTGCAAGACCAGTAGCAGGACTAGCAAAAGTTAAGTTACCTGCACCATCCGTCTTAATAACCTGACCTGCAGTACCATCTGCTTGTGGGTAAGACAGACCATCTAAGATTACTGAACCTGTACCGTCTGGTGTAATTGATATATCACCATTAGTTACAGAAACAATAGCGTTACCGTTTACATCTAAATCACCACCAAGCTGTGGTGTAACATCCTCAACAACATTTTCTAGTTCATTACCAGTAGGAGTTGAAACACCACCTACTTGTGTATCTACATAGGCTTTAATAGACTGTTGTGTAGCTAAGTGTGTATCAGAGTCAGATACCATTGTATCTTCATCTTTAATAGAAGTTCCACTTATTGTACCGTCTAGCACAGCACTTGTCAAGGTTTTATTTGTTAAAGTTTGCGTGTCTGTAAGTGTAGCTACAGTAGCATCAATGTCAATAGTAAGAGTTTGTGCTGAACCTGTAGTATCAATTCCTGTACCGCCAGTAATTGTAAGGGTCTGACTGTCTAAATCAATACTCTGTGCGCCACCTGTATCTCCTTGGAAGTCTAGGTCTTCCGCAGTAAGCTGGGTATCAATGTAATCTTTTGTAGCTTTAGCTGAAGGGATAGTATCATCTGTAAGAGATACAGATGTAAGGTCAGTATCGAGTACACCTGTAGCAAGCATAGTAGTATCTACATTAGATAGTGTGTTACTAGCTGCATCAATAGTTTTATTTGTGAGTGTCTGTGTGTCTGTTAAAGTAGCTACTGTAGAGTCAATGTCAATAGTTACAGTTTGACCTGTAGCTGATGTATCAATACCCGTACCACCAGTTACAGTAAATGACTGACTGTCTAAGTCTACTGCAGCCGTTCCTGTATCAGCAGCAACATCTAAGTCCTGTGCAGTTACCTGTGCATCCACATATGCTTTAATAGACTGTTGTGTAGCAAGGGCAGTATCATCATCTGATACCATATCATCTTCGTCAAGGATTGTACCAATAGAAGCACCGCCGCCAACAGACACACCCGCTACTTCAAGGTTGCCAGCAAAGTAACCATCTTTGAATTGAAGAGAAGCTGTACCTAAGTCAATGTCGTTAGTTGTTACAGGAACAATAACCCCATCTTCAAAGCGTACTTGTTCAACAGATGAACCAGCACCTGCTGCATCAATAAACACTCCTACACGATTGCCTGTATCATCAACTACAACTTTGTTGATAGGTGCAGCAACACCGGGGTCTCCAATCAAACCAATGACTGGACCTTCACCGCTAGTGCCGTCATGTGAGTGGCCTGTGGTATTGTCAAATACGTTTACAAGTTGGTTATATTCATCATTAAAGTCTGATGCCTGAATAATATCGCCATCAGCGAATGAGGATTGTCTAGTATAACCTGCCATTTATTATCTCCTTGCCGCCGCTTCAAACTCTAGCTGAAAACCTTTCAGTGAGTATGGGGCTGACGTTCCCCTATCGTTAACACGCAATGCTATTGCAAATCCTGAACCTTCAATCGGCTGTCTTACCAACGGATTAGACTGTCCACCAAATGTAGCTGTACCAAATACAGAAGAACCGTAGATAGCTACCGCTGTTGTAGTATCAAATGGATATGCTGAAGGTCTAGGTACATTAGGTGATTCATAGTCGTACCTTACAAACAAATCCGCATTAACAACTGCTTCTGGCGCATAGTTAAGAATAACACGTTGAAATGCTTTACGTATGCCTGCATCACCCATAGTCAAGTCTGGTGAACGATACTTACCTGTTACATTGTTACCGTCAAAGTCAATGCCCTGTTCTTGACGATATACGTAGCCATCGAAGCCACCATGTATAATAAAACTCTGACCCTGTGCTACTGTATAATCTGTACAGCTAGGTGCAATACCTTTTAAGTCACCAAACTCGTATGCATCACCTTTACGTACACAGATAATACCTTTAGTATTTTGTCGTGTTACATCTGAGTTAGAGAAGAACAAACGATACTGTGTTTTATCAGGGATAACTAGACTGTCAAATTCATCTACATCTGTTAGTCCAGTAAAGCGTTCCTGAATCTGTCGGCTAATTGTACCCAACTCAACGTCACCGATACGGTCTGTACCAGCAACAGTACGCAGTCCATCTGGACCAAGATAAACCAAGTCACCTGCAAATTCCTGAACAGTGAATCCGTTTAAACAACCAATCTCACGTGATACAGGTTGTAATGCAAAGTCTGAAACAGAGTTACCTGATAGTCTAAAAATACGTTCTTCACAAAAGATGTATAACTGTTCACGGAAAGGAACGATAGCTGTTACTGGACTATCTACTGCAAGAGAACCGGCACCATTAGCAACCGAAAAGTCATCATCTGTATAAGGGGCAGTAAAGACTACTTCTTCTGAATTATTAGACATACCCGCAAAGAAAAGAGTATTCTTAAAGCCTGTTACAAACTTAGGGTCTGTAGGTGCGCCTGTACCTGTTAAGTCAGTTAAAGTAGTTCCATCATACTTAGTAGCAGGATTAGCACCATCTGTCCAGACAATATAGTTAGAGCCAGCTAGGTTGTATCTAAAGAAAGTATACTTTAGTGCGCCAGTCCTACCTGTATCAATTTCAGTCCAGAAAGCTAGGACTGCTGTATTAGTAGGATAACCTGCTGCGGTAGTTCCGTTAGCACCACGAGTACATCCAGTAAATGTGGTAGCAGTAACACCTGTGTAAGTAATCTGTTCTGTACCAATTAATATTGTACCGGTAGCTGGAAAGCCTGTTGTTGACTGCACAGTAATTGTAGTATCACCTACTAATGCAGCACCATCTAGTGTAGTGCTATCGTTAGTAGACGTAAATATCTTTTCACCACGTGCAGCTAGTACATCACCTTCGTAGTAGGCTGTCATTAAGACAGGCTCTGTAGCACTAGCGGTGTACGGTACTTCTCCTGCAATCCACTTTTGATATCCTGAAATACGTCTGTAGCCACCCTGTACGTCAGGCTCAAAGTTTTCTAGTTCAAGAGCCATACCCGGCTGCATAACAAAAGTAGACTGGTCAAGTACCAAACCACCCTGACAGGCAAATACAAAAGGACTGAGGCCAGATTCATCTGCCATTTATATCCCCTAAAATCCAGCTACATTAATGCCATACTTTTGTGAGTGTGGTAAATAGGTTGACCTTACATAGTCTGTTCTGTTAAGTAAGATTGATTGCATATACTTAATGCCTTCTTCAAAACGGGCAAAGTTAATTCCGTATTGCTGTGCTTCACCACGATACTGATAGGCATATGCAGTGGCACCATCTACAATTGTTTGCATAAACTGTTCCGGTATGGATGGAACATCGCCAGCATTAACGAGTGCTGTAGGACGGATAAAGTATTCGTACTTTAATTCATACGCTTTATCAGGGTACGGATACAAGCCGTAGTTATTATCTGGTGTGCGGAAAACAAAAGAAGGAACGCCACCTACACCTGTAGTACTTTCCTGATCTACTCGTTTATCAATATATTCTTTATAATCTAATATTTTTAAAGTTTTTCCATTGATACCTAAAGCAGTATCTCTAGTTAAACGGAATGTTTCATAATCTACAGACTGAGTTGCTGCAGGAATAGTATAGCGAGTTTGACCTGCAACCAGTGTTACCGTATCTGTCTGATGGGTAAAGGGCCAACCAAATTCACGTGAGTTAATATGATTAATAGAATCGTTTACAGCATTTTTACACTGGACCTGAAAGCCACGTGCGTTACCAAAAGAACCGACAGAAAGACGGACTTCGTTCATACGAGCCAGTACTTCATTAGTCAAACCTAAGTAATCATATGCCATGTGAAATCCTCAAAAGAAAATGTGAGGGGCGAGAACACTCCCGCCCACTCACGATACCTATTACTAGGCGAGGTTGTAAACAGCGTTGACAAGAGCCTCTGGACGCAGAATCTTGCGACCATAGAGATGCATGCCACGAACAATGTCAGCAAAGCTGTCAGGGTCACGGTATGTCTCAGTCTTGTTAATCTGTTCAGCAGTAGCAACCGCTGAGTCATGTCCAGCTACAATCACACCAAAGTTAGTAGCGTTAGTACCACCAGTAGTTGATGGACCAGTACCAAGGATTGGCAGGTTGTTAGACACGTACACACGGAAACCATGCAAGTTGTTCAGAATCAAACCATTCTGCAAGCCTGAACCACCGAAGTCAGCGTCAAGGAGACGTGACTCTTCGTCCATCAGGATTTCTTTCAGAACTGGATCAATTACAATCCAACGTCCACGGCTGTCAACATTTTGTTCGTCTAGCTTACGAGCCATACGTGCAATGATCTGCAGTGGGTTTGCTTCACCGGCAGTTGAAGGTACGCCAGAAGTACCGGCACGAGGCACGATACCAATTGACTGACCGGCAACACCAGCATTGAAGTCAGACGCATCCAGCTTGTTAGCTGCAAGCAATTCGTCTGTACCAGCAGCAGTGTTAGCTACAGTACCGTTAACAGTTGTGTTTACGGCATCTGCGTTTGCATGCAGTGCTGATTGTGCGTAACCTGACAGGTAGCCAAGAACATCTTGGTCATACTGGTCAGCCAGACGGTAAGCTGCACGATCACTTGCCAGAGACTGGAAGTTAACGTGGCTATGTGCCTCTTCAATGTCATCGACTTTAAAAGCGTAGTAGTTTGCTTTGTCGATGGTCAGCGAGAAGTCAGCATCGTCAATTGCCTGTGGCACGATTGTTGTACCACGCAGGTATGCTGAAACTGAAATCTCAGGTTCTTTAATGATCTTCACTGAATCGCCCATGTTAGCGATTTCACCAAAGTAGTCGGAATTAGTAATCCCTTCACAAACAGCGGCCTTGCGGAAAGCAAGTTGCACCTGTTTGGAGTAGATTACTGGTGAAAAATTTCCGTTTGGTAGGTTAGTCCAACCTACTGCACTTCCAAATGCCATTGTAATATCTCCTATTATTAGCATTGTTCACAGATGCAAACATTACAATTCTTAGCAGAGGCTGATTAACGTAGGGTGTACTGGGTACAAAGGTGGCCGCCGATGTACTTAGTAGGCCATGTTACTCAGGTAATCTTAAAGATTTTTGTCGTTTGCGGATTATAGGTGTAACCAAGTAGCGAACTGAGTTACACTTATCTGACTATAGTTATATCTATTATTAACTAATTGTCAACTCTTTTTTATTTAATTTATCTAGCTGAACCAGATACATCATAGACGAACTTACCACTACGGATAGCTTCCATGATTTCGTCAGCCCGTTTCTCGTATTCTTGAGGGGACATTTTCTGCACAGTAGACTCCTTAATGTAAGAAGCACTTTCCTCTTGTTGAGGCTTACTGCGTGTATTCTTTGTGCTTACAGACTTAGCTGCATCTTTGTCTGACTTAGCTTTCTTAGTGGTGAGACCCATATCAGCTTTGTACAAATCAATGGCTCGTGCTGCAGATCGTGCATCATTGTCGTTATCGTACAGTGCATCTTGTACCCACTTAGGCTGATCTTCAGCCCAGTTATGGAAGTCATCACTATCACGAATGTCATCGAAGTCAGGATGGATACGCATTAGTTCTGCTTCTGCTTTTTCTTTTGTGGCACTATTTTGCATCTCATCAATTGCTTTTAAGCGTTCTTCCAAAGCACTAGACTGTTCACGTGCCTTCTTCATTGCAATTGTTTCAACGATAGCTGCTACATCTGGGTAGTCTGCTGCCCATTGTTCAATGTCTTCATCAGACTTAGGTAGCTTCATTTCTTTTTTAGTTGCTTGTTCTAGCTGCCGTTTCATTGCATCTAGTTCAGCCTTAAACTCTTCAGCTTGTTTTTGCTGATGTCGGCGCAGGTCAGAGTAACGCTTTTTAAATGTCTTCTCTTCTGCGCTTGTAGGTTCAGCTTCTTCTTCTGCTTCTGCCCTACCTTCTTTAGCCTGCTTCTGCTGTTCAATGAGTTCAGCTAGTTCTGCTTCCTCACGCTCACGTTTTTCTTCATTAGTGTATTTACGATTAGCAAATGCAACTTTCTTTTCTGGTTGCATTTCTTCTGCCATAATTGTATCGTTCATTGTATTTCCTTTTGTTGGGGCCAACGTAGCCACACCTGTCGGGGGTGGGGGATGGGTAGGCCAACTGATTGTAAGATTTAATTAAGCCTCTTACGCAGCTTTCTTCAGGCCGTTTTTATACTGACCGTGTACGGTATAAACTTCACCTTTAGTGTATACATCGTAGCGGTCATCTGCTGTACCAATGTAAACTGTAGGTGTTACTTGTTCTACATATTCAAGTGACGTTACTTCTACACTATTGATGTAATCACCAAGTACCAAGTCTTCTGTACGTTTCCATGAACCATTAGCAAGTACAGGGTGGTCATTAGTAATCTTCAACTCGCCGTTGACTATGTAATAACCTTCACGCATATGCTTGTGCAGCACTTCTGTGACTACCGTGTTGTCTACAATATCGCCTACTTTTACGTTAGTTACAAAGTCTACTACACCGTTGAGTTTAACTTTCATGTCTTCAGTTAAACAGATAGGTGCAGCCATATCATCACCAGAACCAAAATCGTTGCCGCGATCGTTGTTATTGTCGTTGCCGCTATCGTAATCGTCAGGCTCTTCTGTGGACATACTTTCTGCGTATGCGGTCATAGCAGCATCAACGGCAGCTTTTTCTTGTGCAGACATTGCAGCACGTTCTGCGGCACTAACTGCACCTGTTCTATCTCTTGCGCCGATGTTAGTTCCAAATATTCCGCTGCCTTCTACCTTACCTCTGTCTCTACCCAGCGCATCTGTAATAGTCTGATCAAGAGACTTGCCTTGCGCAATTGAATCTTCAATCTCATCTTGCCGACCCATCTTAATGCTTTCAGCAAGATACTTAGCCCTGCCATAATCTAAAGTCTCACCAGCTAAAGAATTATTAATTTTAGAAAGTTGTGTGGTAATATCTGCAAGTTCTTTTCTGGATGTAACTTTATCT